CTTATTTCAAAGTGGGGAATTATGAGCATTGATATGCAGACGGCATACGAGAACGACAGCAAGGCTATGGAAGATAGCGACGATTATGTAGTCGCTCCCGAAGATTATATCACGCCCGCCGAACAAAAGGCGCAGGAATTAAAAGCGGACGCGCCCGAAAATTCTTTATTAGGCGCAGCACAGGCGGTTTCCGATACAACGGAGGGTTGATATGTTTTTTGAGGTTTTAGGACAACCTCAGGGCAAGCAGCGGGCAAGAGTAACGATAAGAGGCGGGTTTGCAAAGGTTTATACACCTGAAAAAACGGCAAGTTATGAAAACCTTATTATGCTCTCTTTCGTTACCGCCCTGCGCGGCAAACAAACGCCGTTCTGGGAATGTCCGTTAGAAATAACAATCAAAGCGTTTTACGCTATCCCGAAATCGTTCAGCAAGAAAAAACAGGTAGAGGCGTTAAACTGTACGCTCCGACCTACGAAAAAGCCCGATATTGATAACGTCGTTAAATGCGTATGCGACGCTTTGAATAAGGTAGCATACAAAGACGATACGCAAGTTATTCGACTATCGGCAGAAAAATATTACGGTAATGAGCCGAAATTGATTGTCGAGTTAAAGGAACTCAATATTGGAGGGCTGCTATGAGTAGTGAAAATAAACTATACTTTTCTCACGATTTTTATTCGCGCGATAATCTGAGTAACCTGCGAATGAAATGCGGTTTAGAGGGCTATGGCATTTATTGGTGCCTTGTAGAGATTATGCACGAAAATGGCGGCGAAATAAAAGAATCCGACATTGACGGCATAGCGTACAACTTGCATACGGACGCAAACAAAATTCTCGAAGTAATCGAAAATTGCGATACGTTTAGTTCAAAAAAAGGCGTAATCACTTCAAAGCGGGTATTGGATAACATAAAAAAACGCGAAAAAATTTCTGCTATACGCAGAGAGGCTGTCGGTCAACGCTGGAACAAGCCAGACGAAAGCGAACTGCCAGAAGTAAAAATAGGCGAGGACGAGGAAAGAGTTACCGCCGCCGAACAGCAGCAGGCAGTCGATTTTTATGTAAACAATTTTGATAAAATGCTCAATCGCTGGCTTGACAGAGCAACTATGGAACAACTCGACGGGCACAACGTTTACGATTACAGAAATCTTTTCTGGGGCGTTATAAACGCCGTGAAAGACAAAAAGTATGTGGTTGTAAACGGGCAAAAAGTACCTACATATCGGTATTTAGAGGTTTTATGCAGCCATATCAAACAAAACAATGATATATCAAACCTCGATAAGGCAATAGCCGACGTTGAAAGCCGATATGAAAAGGGCTTAATCAGAAACAAAATGCAATATATGATTGCGGCACTATATAACGCCCGCAATCTCGATACGAAATAGGAGGTATCACAAAATGAAAAATGTAGACAGCGTTTTGCAGTTCGCGGATTCTGCAATTATCGGACGTATCAATTACGAAATGAGAAAGGTACTCGAAAACATTTCTAACCCAAATACGGACGAAAAAACAAGGAAACTTACCATTGAAATGGACTTCACGCCGATAAATTCACGACGCGAAATCAGTACAAAAATGACGGTAAAAACAAAATTGCGTCCGACTGACGCGGTTTATGCGCAAATGGCTATGGCAAGACTTGCCGACAATACAATGCGCCTTGTCGAAACGGGCGGCGGTTATATTGACGGACAGGCAGATATATTCGGGGAAGTACACGAAACAAACGTACTTGAAATTCAAAAAACGGAGGACTAAAAAATTATGGAAAGCGTAAACGCAAGCACAGTAAAGGAAATCGAAAGAATTGTAAAAGAAAATCTGGTACAACAAATTCAAGTTGGCGACCGCACATTTGTTACGAACGACAGGCTCACAGAGGTAAAACCGTATAAGCCCACGGCGGCGAGGCTTACCTTTTCAGACCTTTCGTCTATCGTTCAGATAGCAAAAAGAGAGAAAGGCAGATTTAATCTTCCGCTCTACGTCAATATCGAGAACGAAACAAGGGTGTCTGTTATAACCTCTATGGATAACGAGAAAGAGCGGGAAATTCCCTATGCGGCAGAAACCACGGGCAGCAAATTCCGTTTTGGCTGTTCCTATGATTACGAAAGTTTTGTAATCGCTATTCGTTCGCTTTTCGAGCAAAACGACGACGCAAAAGACTTGTTGCAACTCTTAAAGAAATTTGCAAGTGTTGAATCGGTTGAAATGAACGACGACGGCGTTTCTCAATCGGTTGTGGCTAAGTCTGGCGCAACTCTCGCGGAAAATATAAAAGCCGCTCCTATTCGTAAACTCGTGCCGTATCGCACGTTTATCGAGGCTATGCAGCCAGAATCGGAGTTCTTATTCAGAGTTAGCCCAGATAGAACATTCTCGCTTTACGAGGCAGACGGCGGCGCGTGGAAGATAAGGGCGAAATCTTATATCAGATATTTCCTTGAAGGACAACTTAGAGAGGAAATCGAGAGCGGCGAGGTTGTAATTTTGGGGTAGGAAACTACCCCTCCCGAAAGGGAAATAAAAAGCAGGAGCAAAACAATGTTAAAGTTAAAATCAGGTGTAGACATTAAAGAACTCGAAAAACACGGTTTTAAGAGTTTTAAGGTTTCAAGGGTGCAGACAAATTATTATTTTGCCTGCCGCGACGATAACGTCATTATCGTAAATAATCTTGCAAGAGAGTTGTATTTCGATACAATACACGATAAAGACACTCGCGTACATAGCGTTGTAAAATTTCAGCCTCGCGGCGTGTTTGTATACGACGCGGTCTGCGACCTTGCTGCCGCTGGGCTTATTGAGAGGGTGTAAGAATGGAAACAACGTTATTTTACGGCTCGCCTCGTTCAATCAAAATAGGCGATATTTTCTACGTTATAGACACGCGCGAAAGACGCGATTTCTCGTCGCCTTGCCGCGTTTGTAATGACGAGAAAAAACTAACGATAAACGGGATAACTTTTGACTGCCCCGTCTGTGGCGGCTATCGCCCGCGCGAAACTGTTGTCGAAGTGCAACATTTTACTGTTGCAACGGTTAAAGTGTACGTTATCAAACAAGAAGTATCAACCGATTATTGGGCGATACAAAATTATCGCGATTTACAATTTCGGGTATTTCGCAAACGCGGACACGGATACAACGGCGACGGCAACAATTTTACTCGCGATTTTACGTCGAACGACATAAAAAACAATCTAAACAAACTCCCCGACGAAGAGTTTTTGCAAATATATTCGCAAGACGGATATTTTGCCCGTAGTTGTGAGCGTTTTATTTTTGACGATTATAAACTTGCTTGTCGGGCGGCTGAAATATTAAACAATGCGGAAACGGAAAGGCTTAACAAATATAATTCCGAACACGGCACGTCGTTTGCACCGATATGGGTAAAAACAAACGATCCGAAAAATTAGGCAATGAAAGAACGAATTAAAAAGGCGTGGCGGTGGCTCAGAAAGCACGTTATAAACAAAGAAATGCTGCTTTGGTTTGTGGTAGCGGAAATTATTTTTTGGCTGCCGTGCATTGTTACAGGCTTTCTGGCGTTATTCGTGAATAGTTGGTGGTGGACGGCGTTCGGCGCGATTATCACTTTCTGGGCTGCGCCGTTCACGCCAGCAATGCCGTTGCAATTCGCCTTAGCCGTAGGGCTCAAAAAGTTATACCACAAAATCAAAAATCGGAGGCACAAAAAATGAAATCAGTTTTAATATCAACACGCCCGAAATGGTGTGAGAAAATCTGCCACGAGATAGGCAAAGAAGAAGCGGGTAAGCCGATTTATGAGAAACGTATCGAAGTACGCAAGACTGCCCCAAAAGAAGTACCTTTTAAGGCTTATATTTACGAAACAAAAGAAAGCAAAATGCGCTATCTAAACGATAGATTCAACTCGTTTCTTAAAAACAAATCGCACTACACGGATATGGGTAAAGTTATCGGCGAGTTTATCTGCGATAAGGTTTATTCGATAAAAAATCAAGGCAACAGTTTTGTTGTGGCAAACGAAGAGCAGGGCGTAACAAACGAGATTGCCCGTCAAAGTTGCCTTGATTATGACGATATGGTTGGTTATTTGGGCAACAAAGACGGCTACGGCTGGCATATATCCGACTTAAAGATTTACGACAAACCGAAAGAGTTAAGCGAGTTCTGTATACCTTGCAAAGTCAGTTGCGAAAATTGTAAAAACCCACTTTATTTTGAATGCTGGTGCGAAGAAAAAGGGAAAAAGATTGTAACCCGCCCGCCGCAGTCGTGGTGCTATGTGGAGGAATTATGCAAAGCACAGAATTAGCATTGCGCCCGTCATATTGGGCGAGCGTATCGGGCGGGAAAGACAGTTTATTTATGCTCAATCTCATTTTACATAACCTTGATAAATACCCGCTTGACGGCGTTGTGCATTTTGAACTTGAAATCGATTATCCGTTCATAAAAAACGTGATTGATTATATGCAATCGGAATGCGAGCGGTTTGGCATAAGGTTTGTACGCATAAAGCCGACGAAATCGTGGTACGAACTTTACGAAAGGTACGGTTTTCCGACAAGGGTTGCGCGGTGGTGTAACGATAAATACAAACTAACGGCGAAAACTCAGTTGCAAGAATTTATGAAAAAACAAGGCTTTTATACTGTTTTTTATATTGGGTATTGCGCTGACGAAGAAAAGCGTTTTGCAAAGCGTGTAGATTTGCAAAAAGTCGAACGTTATCCACTCGTCGAAGAAAGAATCGAAGAAGAAACGGTTTGGGCGTGGGCAAAAACGCAACCGATATTCAACCACTATTATGAAACGCAAAAGCGTTGCGGGTGTATGTATTGTCCTATGGCAAGTTTTATAAATTTTGCGTACCTTTACAAGTATTATCCCGAAAATTTCGCCTTTATGATAAACAAAATGCGTGAAACGGAAATCATTCGAGAGAAAGAACTCGGCAGACCGTTTTCCTGCGTTTCGTCAAAACCAAAATACAATGCTGACTATCTTGAAAAAGTTATAAAAACAAAATGGCTGAAAAAGTTGGAGGAATTAGAAAGTGAAAATGCTTATAAAAATGGACTACAACGAATTGCTTAACAAGGTCAGTAAGGCTCTGCACAGCAGCAAGTCGAGATACGTTAAAGAGTGGGGCAACAGTATTGCCGTCGGCTTTGAAATTCTCAATTCGTATCTGAGAAGAATTGCGCAGCGGGCTATTGAAACGCAAGACGCGGCTTTGCTCGAAGATTTAGCGAATTTAGGGCTGGTAACAGAAACAGAGGACGAGGAGGACGAGAAATGAGCGACTGGGTAGGAAACAGAAACTCGGTATATAAAACGCTGGGCGCGAGCAATCACACCGATAAAGAGCGAGAAAAAGACGATTACTATGCAACCGATCCGATAGCAATAGATAAATTGCTTACGGTAGAACGCCCGAATGAAAACGTTTGGGAATGTGCTTGCGGCGCGGGGCATTTATCCGAACGGCTCAAAGAACACGGTTATAACGTCCTTTCGACGGATATTATCGACAGAGGCTATTCCGATACATACAAATTATTAGACTTTTTGAGCGTTGCACCTAACGCGCTGCAAGACTGGGCAGATATGGATATAATCACTAACCCGCCGTACAAATATGCGAAAGAATTTGTATTAAAAGCGTTGGATATATTGCATTTCGGCTGCCGTTGCTATATGTTTCTGAAATTGACGTTTTTAGAGGGAAAGACGCGATATAACGAACTGTTTAAGAAATTCCCGCCGAAAAGTATTTACGTCTTTTCTGAGCGCGTTTTATGCGCTAAAAACGCACGTTTCGACGAAATGAAAGCGGGCGGCGGCTCTGCGGTCGCTTACGCGTGGTTTGTCTGGCAAAAGGGCTTTCGCGGCGTTACGGAGGTGTTGTGGATATGAAAAGAATAGTCGCGGCACTTATTGTTGTAATTATGTGCTTTATGCTGTCGGCGTGTTCGTTTCCGACATACAAAACGCCGCTTATGTGGTGCGTGCTCGACGTGCTGCACAACGAGCCGTATGACGACGGCGAGGCGGTAGACGGCTGGCAATACGAAAAGTTGAATTTAACATACAAAGAAAATGAATACTACAACGAGTATTGTTACATTATTGCGGTTTCTTACACAAACGGCGACGGCGATATACAATTCGATTATTGGTATTGCCTAATCGCAACAGAACGGCGTTGTATTCATAACGCGCTTGATTATTTCAGGGATAAATACAGCGACGACGCACTTATTTGCCCCGATTGCGTTGCCATAATTGATTGCGACTGGTTTAAGTCGGAAATTGCAGAGGGCTAAGTAGATATAAACGGTATAAACCCGTTATATATAATAATTATTTTTTAGGAGGACATTAAAATGTCAAAGAACAAAGTAACTCAGGAACAGATTGCAAAACTTATCTCGGAGGCGAAAATCGACGTTGCCACCGTTCAGGAAAAATGTACAGTCGTAACGGTAACGCTTAAAAGCGGTTTTATTCTTTCGGAATCGAGTGCTTGTGTCGATAAAGCGAATTACGACGAAAGACTCGGCGCGCGCTGCTGTATGGAGCGTATCGAAAAGAAACTCTGGGAATTAGAGGGGTACGCGTTGCAAAAGGAACTTGCGGAATGTGAGCAGTCGTGCGAGGAGGCAAGAGAAAAGACGGCAAAGGAACGCGTCGAAGAAGAGAAAGCCGAAGTGGTTGCGAGGGCGCAGAAACTGGCTCAATTCTTACAGTCGAAGAGCAGCGACAAACTTAACGACGGCGAAAAATATTTGTTGCAACTGCAATTACAGAAAATGTGCGAATATGCGGATATTCTCGCGGCAAGGCTCGGCGTATGGAGGGAAATTGTATGAACAACGAGGAAAGGGGCGGCGGCATATCTTTTGGCTTGCTTTTTGCTGGGGTGCTTACAATCGTCTTTATCGTCCTTAAACTTTGCGGTGTAATAACGTGGCGGTGGCTTTGGGTGCTTGCCCCGTTGTGGATATATGCTGCTTTTGTGGCGGTTGTAATTCTAACAATATTTCTTATAACAGTCGTAATACCTACGATTGTAGATAAAATAAAAATAAAGCGTTTACGCAAGAAACTGCGTAACAACAAAGAGGGCAATAATGAATAAAGTTATTTTAATCGGCAATCTTACGCGCGATCCAGACTACGGGGAAACGCAGAGCGGAATTTCTTTCTGTAATTTTTCAATAGCCGTCAATCGCCCTTACGCCGATAGTAACGGCGAACGCCAGACCGACTTTTTCAACATAAAGACGTGGCGAGGACAAGCGGACAACTGCGCAAAATATCTGAGAAAAGGCAGCAAGGTTGGCGTTGTCGGCAGCCTGCAAACGCGGACTTACGAGGATAACGACGGCAATAAACGCAATGTAACCGAAATCATTGCAAACGAGGTGGAGTTCTTATCTTCCGCAAATAAGAGCGACGATAGCGACGAAACAACCAGAGCGCAGCGCAGCCGCCCCGAACTCGAACCGATAGACGACGACAATTTACCGTTTTAATTAAAGGCAGTCAACAAGAATGGAGGCAATTATGCAAAGTGTAATTACAGGCAGACCGATAGGCAGACCGAAACAGTTTTATAAATACGAATTGCCGCAGGGGGTAATAAAAGTCGTAAGGGCTCAATGCGCCGATTACGACCGTAAAGCCCTTGCTATTCGCGAGGGAAACATTGCTGCCGAAACGCTGCAATCGTACATAAAAACGAATGAGGCAATCGACAAGGCTCTTGACGAAATAGAAGAGGGCTGCCGCGCCGACTTTCTTATTGATATTGCCGACAACAGAGGTTACGACCGTAGTCAGATACAGTTCTATATGTCGCATAACGCTTACTACAACAGAAAGCGAAAAGCGATATTTGAAATAGCCTTATATTTGCTGTTGATATAAAAAAGCAAGCCTATCTACTAAGTAATTATAACTATATATTATGAAATATATTATAAAATATAAGACTAAGTAAGTTATATCTACCTAAGAGAAAGACGGTAAATATTTTTCGGGTACTATTTCAAGTAAAAACTATGCTATACTTTACATAGTGCCAATACCCTTAGAGGTTAGAGCCCTGCTCCTAATAGTTGGAGTGGGGCTTATTTTGTTTTAATGAGGTAATTTACAAAATGAGCGATAAAAAAACCACTACAACTAAAAAGAAGAAGAGCAACAGCGGACAGTTTAAGAAAGGTAATTCTGTCGGTTCTGAAACACGTTTCCAAAAGGAAAACAAAGCAGCGGATAAGTACAGCGAGAAATATTGCAATATGCTTTTAGAGTTTTTCTCTGTTCCTGAACCTACCGTCATTTACGAGGAATTTTACGACAAGGACGGCAACCTTACCAGAAAGACACCGAAAATGATTATGCCGCCTAAATATCCGACGTTTGAATTGTTTGCGGCAAAGATAGGCGTAGTAATGAGTACGTTGACGAACTGGCGCGCTAAGTACCCCCGTTTTGATACCGCGTATGTGCGGGCAAAGGAAATGCAACTCGGCATAGCAAAACTCAACGGCATAACGAAACAGTATGACAGTAATTTCGCAAAGTTTATCCTTGTCAACGACCACGATATGGTTGACAAGTCCGCGCTTGAACAAACGCAAGAAAAACCGTTTGAGGTAAATATCAATGTCGTCAAGAAACCGCAATAAGTCCGAAAACAATTCCATAAACTTAGAGATTACGGAAAAGCAGCAGGAATTTATTGAGGCAGAGGCAACAGAGGTTCTGTTCGGCGGGGCGGCGGGCGGCGGCAAGAGTTACGGGCAGGTTATCGACGCTATGCTGTACGCGCTGAAATATCCGAAAAGCAAGCAGATTATATTCAGAAAGACCTATCCTGAGTTGGAGCGTTCTATTCTGCGTACAATGCTTGCGGTTTATCCGAGAGGGAAATATTCCTACAATCAAACGGCGCACACGTTCACGTTTATCAACGGCAGCATAATCGACTGTGGGTATCTTCAAAACGAAACTGACGTGTACAATTATCAATCGGCAGAGTACGACGTTATCCGCTTTGACGAGTTGACGCATTTTACGAACTTTACCTACACATATATGCTTTCGCGTTTGAGAGGCGCAAACGGCTATCCGAAATATATGAAATCGTCCACAAACCCGACAGGCGCGGGGCGCGTTTGGGTTAAAGAACGTTTCGTTGATATAGGCGAGTGGAACAAGCCGCACGACGTGGTTATAGGTTACAGACCAGACGGAAAACCGATTATTTCTCGCCGTATATTCATTCCGAGCAAGGTTTACGACAACCTATTTCTTATGGAAAAAGATCCAGACTACGTTATGCGTCTTGAAAACTTGCCAGACAGCGAAAAGCAAGGGTTATTAAATGGCGAGTGGGACTACTTCGAGGGGCAATACTTTGAGGAATTTCGGCGCGAAATACACGTTTGTACACCGTTCGCAATTCCTCCTGAATGGCGGCGGTACAGGGTTTTCGACTACGGGCTCGATATGTTGGCTTGCTACTGGGTTGCTGTGGATAACTTGCACAACTGCTATTTTTACCGAGAATTATGCGAAAGCGATTTGCCTATATCGACCGCCGCCCAGAAAATACTCGATTTTACGGACGAAAACGAGAATATATATGCAACGCTTGCACCACCAGATTTGTGGGGCAGAAGTCAGGAAACTGGCAAAGGGAAAGACACGTTGTTTTATGAGGCAGGGCTGGAACTTACGAAATCGAGCAACGATAGAGAGGCGGGCTGGCTTGCGCTTAAAGAACTTATGAAACCTAATGCCGACGGCGTATCGCGGCTGCATATCTTTTCAAATTGCAAGTGGCTTATAAAATACCTGCCAGAATTGCAACGCGACGAGAAACACCCGACAGACTGCGCCACCGAGCCGCACGAAATTACGCACAGCCCAGACGCGGCAAGGTATTTTGCTGTTTACTGGACGCGCCCTGCGGTGGCAGAAAGCGACAAACGCGTCAAATACAGACCTGACGAACTGGAAGATTACAGAAACGCCAGAACGCAGGAAGAACGAGATATTATAATCAAACGCAAGGGAGGTAAACCGTTATAATGCGTGTAGATAAAGACAATAAACTGCAATTTTTTAAGGACTTGTTTGAAAACGCAAAGGGGCAACAGTCAGCCCTCCGCGACGATTTCGACAAGTGGAGCAAGCAATACAAGGGCGATTTAACTATCGACGGCAGCAATGAGCCCGCGCTTACGGGCAGAAACATTACTTATGAACTTATCGAGAGCCAGTTTTCGAGTTATTTGCCCTCTACCGCGGTAACGCCAGAGGTGTATTCCGAACGGAACGACAGAAACGCGAAAAGCATAGAAAGACTGCTTAAAAATAAGCGTAATCAACTGCCTTTCGAGAAAATGAACGACATAGACGAACGGTATTCCCCGATTTATGGCGGCAGTATCTGGCTTGTTGAGTGGGATAACTCGATAAAGACACATAACACGGTGGGCGACGTTAAAATAACGTGCTGGTCGCCGTCGCATTTCGTCGGGCAGCCTTGCATTTACGATATTGACGATATGGAATACTGCTTTATTACGTTTGAAACTACGAAAGAGGACTTAGTGCGTAAGTATGGTGTTTCCATAGGCGTGGCAGACGATACCGAAAGTGAGAATGGCGGCGAAACTGACGAAACCGCAACCGTAAACGTTTGCTATTACAAAAACGACGAAGATAAAATCTGCCAATATATCTGGTCGGGCGATACCGAATTGCAGGACATTGAGGACTATTATTCGCGTAAGGTGTATGTTTGCAAGAACTGCGGGCGGCGTAAAGAATTATGCACCTGCGACAAGCCAGACTATGAATTGCAAGACGACGAATACGAGGAACTCGACCACGATATTGTACTTTCCGACGGCAGCGTAATACCCGCCGCCTCGCCTGTTATGAAAGACGGGCAGGTGGTAATGGAAGAATCGCAGCAACAAGCCATTTTAGAGGACGGCAGCGTGGCTATGGACGAGATAAACGGCATAATGATACCCGCTACCGTTCCCGTGCAAGTGCCGAAACTTGAACGCACAAAACTGCCGTACTATATGCCGTCGAAATTCCCTATTATTATCAGAAAAAATACATCGCAAGAGGATAGCCTTTTCGGACAGTCCGATTGCGAGTTTATTCGTCCGCAGCAGCAGGCTATCAACAAAATCGAGAGCCGTATTCTTGAAAAACTTATGAACGCAGGCGTATATCCTACTGCGCCAGAAGATTATATCGGGCAATTCGACAACGGGCTATATAAGAACGTAATCAAAGTTGGGCAAGGCAATTACAAATTGTTCGGGCGAATTGATTTGCAGGTGGATTTAACTCAGGATATTTCACAGTCTGAGCGTCTTTATCAGCAATCAAAGCGCATTATGGGCATTACCGACAGTTATCAAGGGCAAGCCGATTCAACGGCTCAAAGCGGCAAGGCAAAGCAAATACAGGTCAATCAATCGGCGGGGCGACTTGACAGCAAGAGAAAAATGAAAAATGCTGCTTATGCCGAAATAGACGAGGTGATTTTCCTATACTATCTTGCTTACGCCGACGAGCCGCGCGCAATGTCTTACGTCGATAGTATGGGCAGGCTGCAAAATGCTCAATTCAACAGATACGATTTTATCGAACGCGACGAAAACGGCGAATATTACTACAACACACAATATTTGTTCGGAACAGATTTGACGGGCGACGTTGAACAGTCAAGAGAAACAATTTGGAGCGAAAACCGCTTGAATTTCCAAAATGGCTGTTACGGAAACCCGCAAGAACTCGAAACATTGCTTATTTACTGGCAGCAAATGGAAAAACACCACTATCCAGACGCAAGAGATATGGTTGAGCGTATCAGAGGCATTATAGAGGCGCAAAGACAGCAACTCGAACAGCAACTTGCAGCGGAACAGCAGAAAAACAAAGATTTGCAAACGCAGGCTTATATAGAAAAAGAGCGTGCGGACGGCGCAGAGGGCTATCTGGACTACATAAACAAAATGGGAGGTAAGGCTCAATGATTAAGCAAAATTTAACGTTAGGAACAACCACGAGCAAAAAGAAGAAAAATAACGGCACGGGCGGCTTATACGGCGATTTTATCGGTGGTACTGGTAGTGCAAACAATGTGTCGTTACCGAACTTGCCCTCGTCAAACCCTACTTACGGCGACTTTATAAACATTCCTACGCTGTCGAAAGATAAAACGGGCGGCGCATATACGGGAAACGATTTAACGTTGAAACCCAGTACGCCCTCTTTCGGGTACGGCGACGCGTTAGGTGATTTATCCGTAACGCCGAAGAGAAAGGACGAACAGATTGTAACGCCGACGTGGGGAACGGGAAATAACTCTAAGTTGCCGCCCTCCGCGCCGTCTGGCATATCGAAAGGCGATATTTCTGTTGCGCCAGTTGACAAAAGTCAATTTTTTGATAGTAACGTCGTCGGAACTGTGGGCGGCGGCTTTTCTGGCGGTAAAAAAGGCGGCATAACGGACGAGGGCGAAATCATAGGAAACCCCAGCGTTGATAATTCTACGTTCAATAAGGGAAACAACACGGTTCCCAGCGGGAAATTGCCTGCGTCAAAAAGCGATAAAATTCCTACCCCGACAATAGAAGAGCCCGTTATTAAGCCGAGCGTTGATACCATTAAAGACGGTTCTACGGGCGGGAAAACACCAACACCGTCTACGCCTGCTGCGCCAACTACACCAAAGGAAGAAAAAGAAAATGGCAGCAAAATGTCCTATGAGGACTATATAAACGAAATGAAAAAAGGCTATCAGGAACAACTTGACGCCGCAAACAAGCAGGCTGAGCAGACGAAAGCCCGCGCTATGGCAAACGCCGAAAATGCCTACGCACAGAATAAAGCAACTTATGGAACAAACGCCGAAACGCTGGCTCAAATGGGCTTGACGGGCGGCGGCTATTCCGATTATTTACAAGCACAGGCTTACGCACAGAAACGTGCAGACGCTCAGGCTGCTACGGCGCAGGAAATCGCCTCTAAATCAAATAATCAAGCAACGTATCAGCAATATATTCAGGCGATGAACGAAAAACTTGCAGATAAAATTCTTTACGACGAACGTCTTGCCGATCGGCGCAAGTATCAAGAAGAACAAACAAAAGCCGAAAGCGATAGAGAATATACAAAAAATATTTACAATACGCTTTGGAGTGCTGTTCAGGACACGAACACCACTTATACGCCAGAAAGCATTAAAGCGTTAGGCGAAAAGGCAGGGCTGTCAAATGAAGATATTACAACATTGACAAATATGCTTAACGCAACGCTTGCTCGAAAAACAGAGGAAGAGAAAAAAACGCAAGAGGAAGAAGAAAAAGTTAAAAATGAGGCGTTTGCGAAGAGCAGTTCGGCGGTTGCAGCAGATACAATTTCTTATATTGTTGCAAATAACGGTGGGCAATCTGAATATATCGAAAGTTTGAAATCTAACCTTACCGAGGAAGATTATAATAAACTTGTTTCTCAGAATCAGAAGAGCACGAGCGAATATTATACAACGGCAATAAAATCGGGCTACAATATGAACACAAACGAAATAGACAATATGTACAAAAAAGGCAATTTGTCCGAGGCTCAATACAACGAAATAAAGGCTCTTTGGAATGAATCGAGTATTGCGACAGATAATTCCGCTTTTGCTGACGGAAACGGGTATACGCTTTCTTTCAATGACGCGAAAACGGTTATGAACACGGCAAAATCAAGTCAATGGATAAATGACGCGAATAAAAAAGCAATCGAATCAACCTATATGCGCCTTTACGCAAAGGATATAGCGAACGAAATAATGGTAAAATCGTCGGCAAAGGGAAAAGGCGGAAACGTCGTTGATATTTATGCGTCCGACTTTAATACAAAAAAATTCGGCAGTTATAGCGGTATGGGCAAGTCGGGAAATACGCAAGAAAAATATGCTCAGTCTATCGTTTCGGACGCTAAGTCGGGCAAAATCAAAGCAGGCGATTACGTTATAATGAATTTCGGAAACACTTGGGATGTCGAATGTATATATGTGTATATAGGCGACGGTATATTTGTTAAGGCTAAGGACGGAAACGATAGTACCTATTTAAGCGGTGGGAAATTTGCAAGCGGTGTAAATTTCTATGTGCCGAACGGTTATGAAATCAACTTTAGTGGCAATATTGCTTTCCACGTTGATAAAAAATAGTTTTTAGGAGCAAAAAAAATGGCAAAGCAATCTCTTTCGCAGATTTTTGGAAATGGAACGCAAGGTTTATCGAAAAACAAGCAAACGCTTTCTCAGACATTCAACTTTTCGCCTACCGAACTGCGAAAAGAAGAAACGATTGATTACAATAACGGTGGTTTTCTCGGTGGCGTAGGTTATGTCGGCGGGCGTATCGGCTTAGGTGCTCTGGGTATTTTAGAGGGTATCTGGGACTATACCGCTGGTGGTATTGCTAAAATTTTTGGTGCAGACGAGTGGGCTGAACAACAGTTTGCCGACAATTTTACGGGCGATTTAACCAACGATTTGAATGAGTGGTATAACCCCTCCAAGGGCTGGCAGGTCGCAGGCGACGTTGCAGGCGGTATAGGTAACAGCCTTGTGGGTATGGCGGTTGTTGCTGGTGCGTCGCTTATTTCAGGGGGAACATTAACAGCCCCAGTTGCGGGCTTAATTTCGGGTGCGACAATCGGGTTAGGCGCAGCAGGACAATCTACCGCAGAGGCGTACCAGAAAACGGGCGAACTTGGCGGCAAAGAGTTTTTGTATGGTGCATTGAGTGGCATTACAGAGGGCGCATTAGAGGGCGTAACTGGTGCGGCAGGTAAAGTCGGCGCGAAATTGTTTGCAAAACAAACGGCTAAAACCGTCGCGAAAAAGTCCATTGTGAAAGGGCTTTTAAGCGATTTTGCGGGTGAGGCTTTCGAGGAGGGAATGAGTGAAATTCTCGATCCATATTTCCAACGCTGGACGCAAGTCGATCCCGACGCAAAAAATGCTACTGCACAAGAGGTGGGCTATGCCGCATTGATAGGTGGTTTATCTGGCGTTATTATGGGCGGTTTTGGTGAGGCTGTTACAACCGTAAGGCAAATAAAACTCGGCAACAGTATTGCGCAAAATACTACTGCCGTAAACGAAACGCTTGATTACGCGAAAAGTTTTGCCGATTATGAACAGCAACACGCTACGGGGCGTGAAGTTTATACCGAAATTTCCGATTTGGTAACACGCTATCAGGCAGCGGATAAAGGCGACGGAACTATTTCTGTTGCGCAAAAGAAAATGCTCGGTCAAATGAGCGTAGATATTGCCGCGCTTGTTCACGACGAGGGCATACAACGCAGCAAACAGAATATTGTTGCTAATGCCGACGAACTCGTCAACGCTATCAATGCGAGGGGTTATAAGGACGCAGACGGCAATGTAATTCATTTCGCAAATGCTCAGGAATTTGTCAACAACGACGCGATTGTAACAAGGTTTGCAACAATGGATTACCTCGGACATTTACTTATGAGCAAAGATTCCGTTTATGACGCTATTTCAAATAAGCGGGCGGGCGAAATAATGCAAGCCGATTTTCGTAATTTCCAGAAAGAGGCAACGCCGCAGCAGAAAAAAAGTATAAACGACCTTTTCGGGATAGACGTTGACTCTATTACTTACGACGATTTCGTGGATAAAATTCAAACAACGAATAGCGAAGTGCTTACGAGTAAAAAAGCCGAACTGTCGGCTATGTCGGCAGCGAAAAAAGAAATCGCGCGTGTTATCAACACAAACGAGGCGGTAGCAGACGCAAACACGATTACCGACAAGACGGCATTTAAGGACGGTATAAGCGTATTTAAGGTAAGTGAAAAGACTTATGCAGGCATATCGAAAACCGCCGACGGAAAATATATGCTTTATTTAGACGGCAATATTTCTCACGTTCTTACAAAAACCGAACTCGTCAACGCTATAAAAGCCCTTATAACGCCACAGTCTGCCGCAACAAACGCTAAAACGAACGTCGGACAACCGCAACAGGCGACACAAGCCGCCGCCCCCACCGTTAAGAATGCTGAGGGGCAATCTTCCGTTGCGCAAAATACCGAGGTTGCGAAAGAAAATGCGGCTCAGCGCAAAAAAAAGACTGCAAAACAGGTGGAAGAAACAAAGCCTAAAAAGATAAAGGCTGTTGAAAAGACGACAGAAACAACCGAAAAAACCACCAAAAAAGCAGCAGAAACAAAGAAAACAGAGAAACATACAGTTGAACAGTCCAAAAAAGGCGGCGAAACGGTTAAAAAGGCTGAAACTACTACCAGCAAGCAGCAAGAAATTAACAAATTGAAAGAAAGCCCTGTTGCGACGGAGCGCGTTATGGGCGAACTGTGCGATTTAGGCGTTGTTGATTACGATAAGGTTATCAACACGCCAGACGGACAAAATATAGACGTTGTTGCAGAGTATGCAATGGGCGATTTATCCGATTATGAACGGCAGGGTTTATATTCGGCAAAATCTCTGGCAAAAGCAATTTCCGAGCACGCCGACGAAATACGTGCAGGTAAAAAGCCTTACGTCGAAATTATGGATAGGGCAATCGAACTCGACGGCAAGGAAATGCCGAAATGGTATAAAGAGCAATACCATTCACAAAGCGCGGAAAGCACTGAACGGGCGGCGGCTAAGCCTACTAAAAAGAGCGAAACGTCAGGGGAAAAGACTACTGCGAAGAAAAGACCTAAACTCGATAAAGCGCGTGAAAGACTCGTTTCCTTAACACTATCAAAAGACGTTCGGGAAAATTTACACGGCGCGTATGTTATGAACGGCGTTCAATATGTGAGCGACGGTTATTTTTGTGCAGCCTACACAGATACCGTAGGAGGACTTACCGAGGCAAAAGGCGGCATTGATTTCAGCAAAATTTTGGATAAATACAGAAATAGTACAGATATGCGCGAGGTTATTATAGACGCAGACGCTATCCGTGCGGTTGTTCCTGCAAAAAAGTCCGAATTATCAATAAGCAAAATAGGCGACACTTATTATAACACAAAACTTGTGAGCCGAGTTATCGACACAATCGACAGCCCGCAGACGTTTCTTACAGAACATAAGCAAACAAAAGACGGTTTTAATATAGACGTGCTGTATATCAAAGGCAAAAACGGCGACGCTTGCATTATGCCTATGAACGGCGTAAGAATTAAAAACGATAATGTAAAAATTGATTATACCGCGTCTTTTGCTGACGGAACGCAAACTGCCGCTCAGACCGCGCAAGTTGCAAAGCCAGTCAAGCAGCCGAAAGCGAAGAAACAATCCGAAACCGCAAGCAAGACGGAAACAACGGATAAAATCACTGATTCGGAACTTAAAAAAGGTTTTGCCGACGGTAAAGGATATAAAGAGTTCACGGTTAAAGAATTTCATTCTTTATCGAAAGACGTACAGGCTTATTTTAAGAGCAAAGAGGCGTATTCTAAGAGTAAAAAAGGAAATGGTAAGTCGATTGTGCTTATCCAGAGCGGCGAATTTTACACCGCGCTTTTCGATGACGCAAAGACGGTTGCGGACGCGCTTTCTCTTACGCTTATCGGTAAAGATTCAAAAGCGTACAGCGAACGTATCAAAATGGCAGGTTTTTCCGTTGCTCAATTTGACGAAATGCAGTCAAAACTTGCCGCTGCTGGTTATGACGTTATAAAAACGAGCATAGACAATCAGGGTGCAGGCACATTGTATCAGGCAAAAACAACCGATAGCACGGCGAAAGAAGTTGCCGCAACGGACGCAACGGCAAAGACTGAAAAAACAGAGAAAACTACAAAAAAACAGGCTGATTTCGGCGAGAAAATAGGCGGTGCGCGTAAGGACGAATGGGCGGCGCGAGGGCTTACCTCTGCCGATATGGAGGGTATGAACGCCCGCGAAATTCAGAAGTACGCAAAGAAAGAACGCGTGTGGAAACGCCCGAACTGGGAGCAGGCTGTTGCCGACGGTGGCGATAGGGGTTTATTGTATGCTCAAAACGAAATTTATAAGTCTTTGAACGCAACACCGTCCTCTGCTTTCAGTTATCGGAATAAGTCCGAGGCAGATATTCTTGCTGCCGCAAAACTTTATGCCGACGAAATTACTGAGATTCGGAAAATGGCAGAAAACGCCAAAACCGCCGAAGATTTCAAGGATATGGGTACAAAGTGGATAACCGAAAAAGGCTATGCCGAACTTAAAAACGGTCGCTTGACGTGGACGGATAAATATTATCGCAGCCCTGCTCTTTATGGCTCGAATTATTTAGTTGCCGTAGATAAAATGGCGCAACGTTTTAATATTCTCGGAGAGCGTGCTTTAATGGAGGGGTTCGGTGTTCCGTCCGACAGTAAATTGCCACGCGGATATGAAATTCGCAAAACCGCCGATTCTTTTTATGGAAGTAAAGCGGAAACAGGAAATTATTATATCGTCAAAAGCGGCTATCGCGTTGCCGTAGGTTTTAACACGATTGAAGAGGCTATCGCTTACGGTAAAGAGCATTTCGGATCGGCTACGACGGCAGCAAAAGCGGGTAAACAGAGATATGTACCCGAGCAACTTTCGGAAGTGCACCGTGAGGGGCTTGATTACCGTCAGGGCAGGGATATTGCAGGCGACGATTATATACGCGATTTCGGAATAAAAGGCGGCGAATTTGGCAACTGGCTTTCCGAACTCGACAGAAAAACCTCGCTTAATTACGGCTACGACGCATTTTGCGATTTAGCAGACGCACTCGGTATGGAAAAGACGGATATTTCGCTTAACGGAACGCTTAATATCGGTTTCGGCTCTCGCGGTCAGGGCTTGACGGGGGCAGCGGCGCATTATGAGCCGCTGAGAAAAGTTATAAATCTCACGAAAATGAATGGTGCGGGCTCTCTTGCTCACGAGTGGTGGCACGCGTTCGAGGACTATATTTCTGGCGATACGAATCAGTCCGAAATGTCGAGCAATTTCAGTAAATTACCGAAAAATACAAGAGCCGCCGCAACCGAACTTGTAAACACTATGCTTTACCGCGACGGCACGGTGGAAGAAAACGCTCTTGCGAGCCAAAAACAAGCGGATAGATACCAGCAGCGGCTGAAATATTATCTTGACAATAATTTTGCGGCATTAAATGGCAAAATGAGCAAGGAAACAATGCAAAATTATGTCAATCAAAAGTATTACAAGCGTATGGCAACCGAGGCAGATTTCAAACGATTTGCCGAACTTACAGAGCAGGCGCGAAAAGGCGACGCTCAGGCTCTTGCTAAATTCTACGACAACAAACGTTCTGTTGTGGACGATTTAAGCGATTTGAAGAAAGAAATAACAGGCAAGGGCTTAGCGAAAGAAGATAGGCTCGCGCTTGCGCACGCCGTTCAGGACGCAGGTTTAACGCCAGACGTTAAAGTAAAAGAAAAAACGGAATACTACAAAGACGCGCTGAAAATAAGTGCAACGCATAGTAAAGACGGTGGGTATTGGGAATCCAACTGTGAAATGTTTGCAAGGGCGTTTGCGTCGTATATAACCGACAAGACGGCAAAGTCCAACGATTACCTTTCTGGACATTCCGAGGGGGCTGTTTTAGCCGACGGAACAGTAGCGTATATTATGCCGCGCGGCGAAGAAAGGACGCGTATAAATGCGGCTTTCGATAAATTGTTTGCAGCGGCAAAAGAGGACGGGCTTATTCACGAGAATACGTCCGAAAAACCGAAAAATAAATCTCGTTATGCGCTTTCGGAACGAGCAGAACTCAATAGCCAACCCGCAGGAAATAAGAGCCAGACCTTAAAACCGCTTGAAATGAAACGCGCTGAAATTTACGCAAGAAACAACGTAAAAGGCTACGAAAACCTTTCTTACGGCGAGAAGTTAGAGGTTGAGTGGACTATCGCCTCTGGGTGGCGTTACGGCGTAGATAACGTAAAAATAAAGCAAATGGCGCAAATTGCTGCCGATACTGGCACAGGTATAGGGTTCGCGAATATTTCCGCTAAGAGCAGCGACGGTAAAGCGAAAGCCGTTGACGGCGTATGTTATTCGCGCAGCGGGCATAATACGATTTATTTAAGCCCCGACAGCGTAAATTCCGTTGAAAAAATCACTCTTGAAGAACTTGCGCGCGCTTTCGAGGGAACAGAGGGCTATTCGGATATAGCAAAAATGGCAACCGAGTATTACGACGCACACCCCGCAGAAAAGGCGAAAATTGAGAATGCGTATAAGGAACTCTACAAGAATGAAGAGGCTTTATTTGCAGAGGAAATTTTGCCGTCCGAACTGACTGCACATTATGTGAGAGAAATGCTCGGAAATCGCAATATGCTTGCAAAATTTACGGCAGAAAAGCCGACGTTTATACAGCGTTGCCTAAACTGGCTTAAAGGTTTTAAGAAAAAAGCCGCCGCCGTCGATACGGCGGTTGCGGCAGACGTACAAATTCTCGAAAACAGATTTAAGACGTTGTACAATCAAAATAAGGGTAAAATTACAAACGGCATTGCAAATACAAGCCGAATGAGTATAGCGTCTATTGACGGCAAAGATACAGTTGTTGTTGATACCGACCAGCATATTTTTGACGGCGTACAACGCGAAGAACTTGGTAACGTTGCAAGAAAATATATTCAAGAACGTTTCAGAGGTAAAACTATTGACGGAACAACGTATAGCAGAATATCCGAAAAAGAATATACCCACTCAAAAGACACACAAAGACTGTTTAATCAGAGCGGTTCGGAATATTCGGCAAAAATGCGAGCGTCAACGGAACTTATAAACCTTGTAAAGACAGGCGAACTTATCGGGCACGAAAGCGCAAAGCATATAAAACCTGTAAATGCTGGCGGTTTCAACAGGTATAATGTGTCTTTTATTCTTGACGGAAAAACGTTCAAGGGCGAATTGCTTATCGCGCAGGGCAGCAACAATGTTGCCACTTTTTACGATATTGTAAAAATAAAAGAGAGCAATTCGACCAGTAACAACACACAGGTTGCAGGGCGGTCGAACGCTCTCTCTGATAATAGTATATCCAAAAACAACGAAAAAGTCAACAAGAAATATGCTTTATCGTCGAAAATGGATTCAGAGGGGCGAGTTTTATCTGCCGAACAGCAAAAATATTTTGCGGATAGTAAAGTTACCGACAACGACGGAAATTTGCTTGTGGTATATCACGGCACGAATAATGATTTTTACACGTTTGATAGTGGCAGAGTGGGTAAAGGCATAGACCAGTTTGGCTCGGGTTACTACTTTACTACAAATAAAGACCACGCAGGGGTTTACGGAAACAGGACGATAGAGGGTTACTTGAATCTTAAAAACCCGTTTATTATTGAGGTGGGCGATAACGGCGGTACAATAGATCAATTTTATAGACAGCCCGTAACGCAATCTCAGGCAGAGAAAATACTTAAAATGCACCCAGATATTTATAGCACGGAAGATAGCCCTTTGGGTAATTATAGCGAGAGATATTGGACGGAAGGTGCTACCGAATCGGTCATTAAAGAAGTTGCCGCACAAATGGACGAAATCGGAATGTTTACCGATAACACAATGTTTGGATATTACCCGAACGAGTTGAACGCCGCCATAAAGAAAGTGTTAGGTTATGACGGTATTCAGGTCAATTACGGCAAATACGAAAAATATTACATTGCGTGGGAACAAAACCAGATAAAAGACGTAACAAACACAAGCCCCACTACCGCAGCAGATATTCGTTACGCTCTTTCCGAAGAACAACAGGCTAAACTCAACAGCACGAAAGGAGCAGATAAGGTTATGACGGAATTGCCGAACAGCAGAGTTTCGGTTAAAGACGTTATAACCAAAGAGGCTACAAAAGAGCAGTTTGCAGAACAAGTTAAGAGCGACACGAAACAGTATAAAGAGGGGTTCCAAATCGCTATGACGAACGCGCAGGCTGGTGTTGAAAGGGTTATGCGCGAGGTGGGTGTTCAGGACGCTACCGCAGTAACGAACTACGTCAGAGCGGGCAAAAACGCTGGTATGAACGCACTCGATATAGAGGGCGCACAGTTTAGTCTTGACGGCGAAACACGTTTAGGCGAATCGTGGGGCAAAATCTGGCAACCGATATATGTGCTCGATAAAAAAGACGGGCAGGCTTACGCAAAATTTCAGGAATATTTGTTGCATTATCACAATATCGACCGTATGGCGGTGGGGAAACCCGTGTTTGGCGAGAATGTAACGGCAGCAGATAGCCGCGCGGCGATAGCGCAGATTGAATCGGTTTATCCGCAGTTTAAGAAAATTGCAGAAAAAGTATGGAAATTCAATGACAACAACTTGCAACTTTCGGTTGATAGCGGTATGTATTCGCAGGAATACGCAGACCACCTTAGGGAACTTTATCCGCACTATGTTCCGACGCTTAGAGAAGAACACGCAGGTGGTATTGCAACCATACAGGGCAAGAACAATATTCGCGTAAACAATGCAAAAAAACAAGCAATCGGCGCAGATACTCGTATTTTGCCGATAGACGATACCGTTGCCCAGCAGACTTTACAAAAATATGCGTCGGCAAGAACAAATAAATTGCTTGTAGACGTACTTAACGGGAAAGCGCACGACGAGTTCAGAGTTGTTTCGTCAGAGGACGCAAGCATTGACGTTGATACCGATACGCTTGTAAAAACCTTTGAGGATAAAACAAAGAATACACACCAGATAACATTTTATCACGACGGTAAACGTGTTACGGTGGAAACGTCGCGTAATTTCTACAAAGGTATTGAGGCGTTTCAGCCGTCTGGCGATAGCGCGTTTAACAATGCTATTCTTAACGGCGCGGCGAAATTAAACTCTGCCTTTAAGAAACTTGTTACGTCCTTTAACCCGTTCTTCTCATTCTTCCGTAACCCGATACGAGATATTCAGGACGCAGGACTTTATACTCGCTATCCGCTCAGAAAGTTCGCTGCGGCATATATGGAGGCAAGAAAGCAAATTGCAAGTAACGGCGTTTACTGGCAAGAGGCAAAGGCGGCGGGTATTACTTCTGCAAGCGTATATGACTACGAAAAAGGCTTAAATTACAAAAATATGAACGCTATCCAGAAAGCAGGGCAAAAAGTAGAGGCAGCCTCGAACGCTATCGAAATGGCACCCAGACTTGCAGAATATATTTGCTCGCGTGAGGCTGGTTTATCCGTTCAGGAATCGCTTTTGAGAGCGCAAGACGTTACTACGAACTTCGGTAGAGGAGGTATATTCGCAAAGAAACTTAATGCAACGATTATGCCGTTCTTAAACCCCGCAATTCAGGGCTTTTCAAAAATGGTAAGAGCCTATACAGGTAAGGACGCGGCGCAATCGTGGATAAATCTTATCGTTCGTAGTGTTATGCTCGGCATAGCGGCAACCGCTCTTAATGATTTGCTGCACGACGATGACGAAGATTACAACAATCTTTCCGATTACGTTAAAGAAAACAACTATGTGTTGTCTTTTGGTGACGGCAATTTCCTTAAAATTCCGAAAGGCAGAGTGGTAAGCGTATTCGGCGGCGCGTATCTACGCTCGAAGTGGTATGCGCAGGGCGACGAGGACGCGTGGGAGGGGTATTTAAGCAATATAGCCTCTGCGGTTACACCTGTTGACAATTTTACGCGTACTATTTTTAGTCCGATTACGGATATAAAAACAAATACGACGTGGTATGGCGGTACTATCGAGGGGCAGAAGTTTGCAAATACGAAACCCTCCGAACGCTATGACGAAAGCACGAGCAATATAGCAATCTGGCTCGGAAAAGTATTCAACTATTCCCCCAAAAAGATTGATTACCTGCTCGACCAGTATGGCGGTATTGTAACGGATATTGTTTTGCCTGCAACTACTATGCAAGCAGAAAGCGGCATTGTATCGAAAAACTTGCTTGCAAATTCTACGATAAATAGCAGGTGGAGCACAGAATTTTATTCGCAGATAGAGAAATACACCTATAAAAAAACCGACGGCGACGCAAAGGCGAAAGCGACGGTTAAATATCTGAACAGTATTAAAAGCAAGATTTCGGATATGTACACGCAAAAACGCCAGATCCAGACTAATACGGCAATATCAAAAGACGAAAGATTAAGTCAAACACAGATTATTCAGGCTGCTATAAATGCTTTAATGAAAGACAGTTTGACAAATGCAAAGTATTTATATGAAGAACTCGACAAATACGACCTTTCTGATAACAATTTCGATATGAGTTACCTCGACGCGATAAGTACCGTTGTAGGCGCGGAATATGCGTTAAAATCGTACAATAAAACCGTTTATGAAAAAGCGGCAAACCTTAATAAAGTCGGTGTGAGTTACGATACATACTACGATTATTACTTTACGACAAAAAACATTGAGTCGGACGTTGCTGCGAACGGGCAAACGGTAAGCGGTTCGCGAAAACAAAAATTGATACAATATACAATGTCAACCGATTTACCCATTGTTCAGAAACTTATGCTTATTATGAGTTCGGGCTATTCAATATCCGACGGCGATATTTCGGGTGTGTCGGCAAAGCAGGTAAGACGTGTTGTAGCGCAGTATATTGCAAAATCTGGGCTTTCCTCCGAAGAAAAAACCGCACTTGCAAAAATGTGCGGACTTACGGTAGGAAATGGCAGGGTATATCTTGCATAAAAGAAAACGGGCACTTTTCGGAGTGCCCGTTAGTATTTTATAAG